ACATCAACTGGCGCATATGCTACGGGTACTGCTGTAATACCGTTTGACGATACAATTCCACAAGTAACCGAAGGCGATCAATATATGTCGGCTGCGATCACTCCAACGTCTGCTTGTAATTTATTGCGATTATCGTCACGAGCATGTTTGACACAAACTTCTACGGGGGCTCTAATTCAGGCGGCTATTTTCACAAGTTTAAGCGCAAATGCTATATCTGTACAATCAAGTTTGTGTCAAACTGCACATGAGTTCGCAACTCCAATATTAAACGCCACAATATATCCTGGAACTCTATCAACCATAACATGTTCATTTAGAGCAGGACGCGAGACGGCATATCCCTGTTATTTTAATGGAGACGGAGGGGCCAGAATCTACGGTGGTGCTATGAATTCAAATTTAATAATTGAGGAGGTAATGGCATAATGTGGAAATACGAACAAAAAACTGGAAAACTTTTTGATCCTGCCGGGAAACTGGTGGCTACTGGATACGCCGGGGGCAACTGTGGGAAAAATCCAGAGGGTAAAAACAACCCGTTGATGCAGGCAATCAAATCAATTGGGCCTATTGTTTGTGGTGTGTACAGATTTGGTAATCCTGTGTTGCAATCTCATCTTGGCCCGTTTGCAATTCCGTTATTCGCAGATAGAACGAATAAAATGTTTGGTCGTGGTGATTTCTATTGCCACGGTGATACCACACCGTCAGGTAATGCAAGTCAGGGTTGCATCATCGTACCTCGCGTCATTCGTGAAATGATGTGGAAATCTTTGGATCATGACCTAGAAGTTGTCTCAGGAGAATAATATGCCACTCTATGCAAAATTTTTACTTGTACTGGTTCTAATCTTAGTTGGTATTGGAATCGGTTTCAGAATTGAACAACCCAAGATTGAAAAATTGAATGAACAACTAGGACAAGTCACTGCCGCATATAAAACCCTCGCTGCAACAGCACAAGAGCAAAATTCAGCAATTCAGGCATTGAACGTTGCCGCTGATAAACGTGAGTCGGTTGCAAAAGTGGCTGTTGAACAAGCCAAAAAAAATGCGGTAGTTGACTATCAACATGCCCAGCAAATTTTGATCGAACAAATTCCAGTCGTGGAAAATGTTTGTACTGCCGCGAGTCAGGCATTTAGTAATGAACTCAATCTTGAACGAGGGTTTACAAAATGAAAAACTTTTTAATCATCTTGTTTTTGACAGGTTGTACTACTGCGTTGCCACCTGTAGTCAGAGTTGAAATTCCAGTGTCAGTTCCATGCGTAATCGCACAGATTGACAAACCATCTTTTGCGGTAGATGCGCTTCCGGTTGATCCCCCTGCCGGGATGAAACGAAGTGATTTTGTGTGGTTGCAAATGAATGCACTGAGAGCAGACCGAATCCAAAGACAAGCCTACGAAAAAATATTGGAAGCCGCAATTCAGGCTTGCCAGAAATAAGGAGAAACAAACATGGGAGCCTCAAGGATTGTAGAATTTGATTTATGGCGTGGTGGTTATGGTGGTTCAGTCGTTAATATTTATTTGGCTGGAACAATAACCTTGGCCTCCGTATATTTTGACGAAGCTATGACATTGCCTGCCACAAATCCGCAAACGTTAGCCACGTTGACCATCGGTGATATAGTCTACGGAAAATTTTCTCAATCGCTTTATATCAATGTTCCGTATTATCTCGATATAGTGTCGCAAGATCAAACCGGGGTTATACGTCCTCCACTGACTACTTTAAATGGCGCGGATGCAAGTCTTGCTACAGTCGTTCCGACTGGTGGAGCAACGGCTTATACCGAAGCCGACTTGCATGGTAGATTGATTTATGCGATTGATACTACTGCCCTTGGTGTTAGTGCTGCAACAAACAGTGCTACGATCACGACTGCAATGGGCCGTGCGGCTGCTGCTGGTGGTGGTCGTGTTATTCTTCCCTCTAATACTGCAATTGTTTTTAACCAACTCACTATTCCAGATGGTGTAATTCTTACTGGATCAGGACGAAGTGGTTCTCCGACAATTCTGCAAAGTCAGATTGCGGATAAAGCCATTACATTAGGCACTGGTTCAGGTTTGGAAAATTTAGTTGTCGATGGTGTCAACAATGTGGCAAATAGTATCGGCGTATATTCCAAATCTAAAAATCAAACCTTCATGAAAGACGTGTTGATTAAACGTTTTGCCACAGGAATGTTACAAATCGGTGGACGTTACGCAAACTGGAAGGATTTATATTTTGATTCGTGCGTTACAGGTGCGGATTTGCGCGGAAGTTTGGATACAGCCAATGGCGATCAGTGGAGAGATAATAGTTGGACAGGTGGACAAGTTTCAACCTGTACCACTGCCGGAATTGCGTTGACCTACGTGGATAAAGTCGTTGAGTCGAACGAATTTAAAAAGATCGGGTTCCTGAATAATACTGGAACCGGAATTGCGATCACGGGCGCACGTTATACGAAGATGCCGGGTTGTTATTTTTCTGGTAACACTACTAATCTTTCATTGATTGATAACGCCTTGACAACTGTGACGGACAATACGGTTGTTGGATTCTCTTTGAGTGATGGCTCTCTTTCGACAGGTGCAGTAACGTTTAACGGTACATGCCAAGACGTTGTACTGGATCACGTTGATATTCAAACTGTCGCGTTTACCATGACAAATATGGTTGATAACGTTCTGTTCCGTAACTGCCGAGAAAATTCAGGTGTAACATTTTCTGGTCAAGGCACACGCATTACAAGAGCGTTCGAGGAACTTGGTGATGCCCCCGGTTCAACCGTTACAACTTCAAATGCAACTCCGTTGGCAGCATGGCAAATTACTTTGCAACCGGGCCAAGTGGTAGACTTGGAAGCCAAAGTGATCGGAGTGCAACGAAACGGTGTTGATTATGGTTGTTATCACGTTGCTCGTTTTTGTAGACGGCCCGGTTCACAATTACTGTACAAAGCGCAGTCGGTAAACTTCACGGTAGGTGCATTATTGACAGGTGGAACAAGTGGGGCGGTGGCGCGAATTGTTGCAGATACAGACGCGGGTGCAACTGGAACACTGGTCGTAAAAGACATTATCGGGATTTTCTTGGACAATGAACACTTGTCCGATTCGTCTGGTGGTTCTGCTACGTGTAACGGTACACTAATTCCGCAAAATGCCGCATTACTTGGTTCGTTGACGAATGTGGAAGCTGTTGTCGAAACAGACGCTACATGGGATGCCGCCTTTGCTGTGAATACGGGAAACATTGAGTTACAGGTAACAGGTGCGGCGGGTAAAACAATTGATTGGACGGTGAATGTAGTCGCAACGGTACACTAACATGACAACCAAAGAAATTAAATTGTCGGATAAGTTATTTCTCAATGTCAAAGAAAGTTGTTTGACAAATGGAAGTGCTGCGTTAGAAAATGCTTACCAAAACGAATTAGGTGGCATTAGTCGATTTCCGGGTTTAACTACTTTCGCCACTCTAGCTGGAAAAGAACCGACATATTTGCATGAGTGGCACGGCGACTTGATTGCCGTGAGTAGTTCTCGTACATGGCGGGTAGACAAGGATGGTAATACGTATGAGGCGACAGGAATTCAAATATCTGGTGGTAAACGAGTCATTTTTGATCGTACTCCAAATGAACTGATGATGGCGGCAGGAGGCCCGATAGTGCGTCTTGCGGCAGCACAAACTGAACTATTAAGTCCTGATGCGCCCGAATCAACTCATGTGGCGTATATCGGTGGATATGCGGTTGCAATTGAAACCAATACAGGTTTGTTTTATACAAGTCAGGGATCGGGTGATTATCAAGCGTGGAATGCACTTGATGTGTTTGCTGCGGATTCACGGCCCGACTTTATCAATTCCATGATAATCACGCCGTACAATGAAATTATGTTGGCTGGTATTGACTCCATTGAACAATGGGAAAAATTACCGTTCGTATCGACTCCGCAATTTCAACGTAGGTGGGCTATCGGAGAAGGTACACTGTCGCCATATACATTGACGTTTGCTGATAATGGTCTGTGGAGTTTGAATAAAAATCGGGAATTTGTTCGTTCGTCAGGTCAAGTTTCAAAACCTGTCACTGATGATATAGGCAGAGTAATTGAACCACTGAACGATGAAGCTGACGCATGGGCTACACCAATTCTGATCGGTGGACAAAAATTTGTATTGTTGCAATTTCCGTATGCTACCAATGTCTATGGAACTCCCGGTGTAACTTTGCTCTTTGATTATCGACAAGGTAAATGGTTTTCGCTTTACGGATGGGATGCGGATTTATGTACTAGAAAACGTTGGCCCGGATGGAGTCACTATCAAATTTGGGGTAGACATTTTGTTGGTGGCGATGGCGAAATCTACGAACTAAAAAACGATGTATACAGTAACGAAGGTCTAGTTCAAAAAGTATTCTGGCGGTCTGGAAATCTTGATTACGGTAACGTCAGGATGGACAACATTTCACTGCGGTTGAAACGTGGGTTAGCTAATTCAAATGCGACACGTTCTAAAATGTCGATTCGAGTTGCCTTCGATGGCAAACCTTGGACAAAATGGTGTAGACAAGATTTAGGTCGTTACGGGGAAAATGCCAGTTGGATTGATTTCGGAGAAATGGGAAGTGGCGATACATTTCAGATTGAAGTTGATATGACGGATGCTACCGAATTTGAATTGATAAAAATGAAAGTTGATTTAACGCCCCTTAATGAAAGTTGATTTAACACCCCTTGGAGGTTAATTATGGCTGGTCAAACACCACTTAGACCGCCGAGAACAACAGGCGATCCACTTACGGACTATGCTTCACTGATCGAATATTTGTGGTCATTTTATCGCGCAGTTGTAGCTACCTATGCCACTAAAGATGCGTTAACACTTGCTGCTGGCGGTTTATCAAACGGTCTTGGCACACTTGGTTCGTCACTGGATGCCAATAATGCAACTTTGCAACAGACGGTCACACTCTTAAATACAGTGGAAACTGTTGTCGCCGGACTTACCGCATCATATAGAACTATTTTGGAAATCAGTGGAAGTCATACGGCAGCGCAGGTAGCTGGTACATATCTGGCTTCAACGGTTGTTCCATTACTTGGAAACGGGGGAAGTACCGTTTATCCGTTAGCGGTGATAACGATTGCCGCTGCTGATTATCCCGTTGTGGGAACTATCGTACCCAAGTTCAGAATTCGTGCAACCGTATCCACAAATGACACCGCCCCGGCAAGTAATTTTACGTTCGGATTATATCCTTTAACACGGCCTGCTAGTGCGGGTGGTGCGGCGGCATGTATATATACGGTTGGTGCAGTAATAGTTGGTAGTAACGGCGCAACCTTTTCCGCGCCTGCGGCAAAAAGTACACTAGATGCAGTGGGCGCAGACTTCGATATTCCGGCAGACGGGGATTATGTAATTGGTGTTGTGACCACCGGAACTATTGCTGCCCTAGCGCACGTTCACGTAAACGCCCAATTACAAATGAGAAATCAATAATATTTTTAGGTTGACAAACAGACGCAAAGTGTGGTATAATTAGAAAACAGGGGGTTATTATGGGATATGAAGATACAGGACAGGGGTTACGCCCCGGAGTCGGAACAATTAAAAGTGACATGGGATTGCCTAATAATCTTGGTACGTCATATTCTGGAACCTCATACGGCTATCGTGCGTCTGGTGGTCAGTCTGCCAATGATACGGTTGCCACTGCACCGCCATCTACTGTAGACACTGGTTTACCATCTGCGACAGGATCAAACGCACTGCAACAATATACCGCACCCGAAGTTCAGAAATCTCCCGGTCTACTTGCTCAGTTGGGCGGAACGGCAGCAATGCAAGTCGGAAGTCAGGCGGTTGGAAATAAATTTACTGATATGTTTTCGTCTACTCCATCTGCCGCTACTATTGGGTCTGGATCATTTGCGTTAAAAAATCCCGGCGACACTTCAACCTATACTTTAAATCCCTCCTTTGCCAGTGATGTTGCCCTATCAAACCCGTATTCTTTACTAGGCGGTGCGGCAAGTGGAAGTGGTGTTGCTACAGGCGCGAGTCTCAGTGGTTTAACTCCCGGCAGTTCACTGTCAGGTTTAACACCCGGCAGTTCACTTTCAAGTTTGTCATACAACGGCCTTGGTGCTGCGCCATCGGAAGTAGGTGCAGGTTCAAGTTTGACAAGTGCTGGAACAGAATTACCTGATTTTACCAGTGGTCTTGAAGCGGCTGGAACCGGATTGGCGGTTGGTTATGTGTCCAAGGCTCTTGGCGCAAACTCACATATTTCTGGCGCAATGGGTGGTGCTGCTGCTGGTTTTGCAGTTGGTGGCCCTATCGGTGCAGGCATTGGTGCAGTCGTTGGTGGTTCAGTTATATGCACAGAACTTGTCCGTCAAAATGACGCTTTTGAACTGGATTTGCGAATTGAAATGGAATACGTTTTAACGTTGTCTGATGCCACTGTGCGAGGCTATCGTTTCTGGGCTGTACCTTTAGTCAAGATCATGCGGAAAAACGCAGCAGTGTACCGATTCGTGCGTCCTATAGCCAAACGATTCATGTCTGAGAGTGCCGCGAGAGTCGGAAAAGGCAAACAAACATTACTTGGACGGATTTTGATGCCGATTGGTTTATCCGTATGCTGGATGATCGGACAACTGGTCGGGGAAACCGAATTTTATTCACTGTATGAAAAAGGAGAACTGCAATGCCGCTAACCGGACAACCTAGTCCTACAATGGGCCAATCACAACCACCCCAACAACAAGGTGGTCAAGACGTAGCTACAACGATTCGTACAACTGCATTACAGGTATTATCTCCCCCTGAGATTCAAATTTTGGAACAAGCCATTACGCCGCAGTTTATACAGATTATGGCAAAACTGTACGGCGATCAGGCTGTGATTTTACTTGGCCCTCTAGCAAGTCTGTCTCAACAACAAGGCGGTCAATCATTTACTCCACCCGGTCAAGGAAGTCCACTCAGTCAATTTTCAACACAAGGTTCACCGGATCAAAGTTATCAACCCCCGCAAATGATGGGTAATTTGGGAATGGGTTCTGGCGGTGGCATGTCTAATCAAGGCGTTTGTCCGGGGTGTAATGATCCGAACTGTCCTGACTGTCAATCAATACAAAAATCTCCGACCTCGGTTCAATTTGGTCGGCAGGGATAATAGGGGGAAGTGATGGCATGGTACGACTTTTTAAATAATGTCGATTGGTCAAATGTCGCCACTAAGACTATTCCGGCTGCGGTTGGAAGTTATCTTATGGGAAATGCAAATGAACAGGCCGCGAATACTGTTGCCAATGCCAGCAATCAGGCATCACAACTTCAACTGGCTCAAGCGCAACGTAATCAGGCATTACTGCAACCTACGATTCAAGCGAGTGCGCCTGCAACCGATTATCTGAAAACAGTAATGGGAACTGAACCAAGTGTATTGACTCCGCAACAACAACAATACGTTGCCGATACTCGAAGAACTACCGGACAGCAACTTCAATCAAATCTTGGCGGAAGGTCTGCTTCGGCAGTAGCAACGGATGCCGCAAATCGTGTTCAGGCAAATACGGTTGCTCAGAATCAACAACGTTCCGATCAGGCCGCGCAAACACTTCAAGGAGTAAATACAAACGCCTTGAATAGTTCTGTCGGAATAGGAACAAATGCTACAAATAATGTAGCCAACAATACGATTAACACCGGAAATACAATCGGACAGGCCGGACTTGCAACGGCTGACGCACAGGCACAATCGCTTGGCTCTGCCATGTCTCCGAGTTTTCTTGACGTATTAAATAGTTTCAATGCAAATGATCGTAAAAACGCAGGTTATCAGGGCGGTTACAAGACAGGATTATAAATTATGAATACTTATGATGAAACTGCTCTGCTTCATTTTGCCACTGAACTGATTCGATACACGATTGAACACGAAATTAAAAATCCTGAACCGATCACTGTGACCGTAGATTATACCAAAAATTATATCGTGACGATCAAAAAGGTTAATGACAACTCTAAGCAAACGAAAGATTGATATGCTAAATTTTATTTCCACCAATCCGGTCACAGATACGATTCGTCAAAATCAGAATCAGGCTTTGCAACAAGCCGTAGAATTTACCAATTTGCAACAGGCAATCGGAACCGAAAAAGCAGGCCGCGCAATTGGTCAAATTTATGCTGGCCCTGATACCATAACAAGTCCTGCCACAACAACAACTCAATCGGTTCCTCAGGCAGGCCCTCCTGCACCTACCTATAATCCAACACAGATGAGCGAATCCGGTGGCCCTACTTCTGTAACTCCGTTGCCCAATGTTCAACAAACTGTAACCACTCCCGGCGTAACTAAACAAGTCGATAAACTTGGGATGGCAATGCAAGCGGCGGCGGCTACTCCCGGCGCAGGCGGATTATCCTTGAAACTGGCAGAACAACAACAATCTCGAAATATTGCATTGGCTCAGTTGCACGAACAACAATTGGCGAATGCACATGAGTACATGATTAATGATCCCCAATACGCATATCAGTACGCACAGAGTCATGGATTAGACGAACTGATGCCTTTATTCTCAGATAAAAATTCGTTGATGCAGGCCCGTTCAACAGGCGCGTTTGGTAAATCAATGGGGTTGACTGGCTATGAAAATCTTCAATTTAGTGGCAAAGTTGCCCAATTGACGGATAAGTATAATAAACAACAGGGGATGGACCCGGTGCAAGCCCACAGTCAGGCAACTCTGGATGCGTTATCTCAAATGCAAAATATGCCGGGTAAACCTTTAGGTCAAATGATTGACGAAAATGGTGTTGTCCGTACCAGAGACGAAGGAGGAAATGTAACCGTATTGCCCGGTCAAGAGAACGGCGGTTTCGGAAAATCATCTGCTGCTTTGTATCGTGCAATGCGTGGTGGAAATGGCCCGAAAGTTCACTCAACCTATACCAGTAACGGACAGGTTAATATCCTAATGAGTGATGGCACGACTAAATCACTTGGGTCGTCCAATGACGAATCAAAAGTGGCAGCTAGATTATGGGAACTGAAGTCGCTGAGGCCCGGATATTCGATTGCTCAAGCAAAAGACGAAGCACATAAATTGAGTGGTGGAAACGGTGTTGTCATTACAAGTCCTGATTCTGCACCAAGTCAACCTAATTACACGTTCATTCCGGGTCAAGGTGTAACAGAAATCACCGGACAAGAATAAAATTCCTTGTATGTTTTGGCAAATCGTGGTATAATGTTTGCTTGATTTGGTTTGCCCGGAGGAACATCGAATGACTCAAAACGTAACTCTCCCTAATGGCAGTAACATAGCCTTTCCTGACGGAATGACTCCTGCCGACATGAATTCGGCAATTTATACTGCGTTCCCCCAATATGCCCCGGAACAAACAGTATTTCAAACCGCGCAAAAGGCACTGAAAGCTGCCGTTACTCCTTCCCCTGATGTTTCTGTTATGGCACAACCCACACAAGTTTCGTCCGGGCAAATCAAAAATGCCCCGAACTTGAATGTACCCGATACCGGAATTGGTTTTGACCAGAACGGTATTTCTGATACAACCTCTCGCGCAACTACCCAAGCAATCGTAAATCAACTTCCACCTGAACCAACTTCTCTTGGCGCAAATTCTGCTGCCTTGGAACCTGACTATGTTACTCCGAAACCTGTTCCTGAAAGTTCGTTCGTCAAAGGTGCAAAAATTTTGAATTATGCCGCAACTGGTGTAACACAAACTCCGTTGGCAACCAAATCGGCAGCACAAGAAATGTCTGCCGTACCGGATCAATCGTTGGCTTTGGCAAGAGATTCGCAAAACGCGAGTTCTAGTGTAGCGAATCGTTACGCGGCTTTCCAAGGAACACCTGACGAAATTGCAACACAGTTCAGAAATGAGGATTTACGTCGCAGTTATCCCAACGTGGCAGATATTACTTTGGGTTTGGCGGACACTGCTAAAAGTATGGGTCGTTCGGCGGAGGATTTATTAGCTTCAATGGTTGATCCTGCAAGTAAAAGTGATTTAGGGGGCTTGACTAAAAATCCCGGTGAAACTGCCGCAAATACAATATCCGAAAATAATCGGTTAGACGTGTCTCCTGCGAGATATACGTCCAATACGCTTGCCGGAAAAGTTGCATCAGACGTGTTACCTCTAGTCCCGGCGGTAGCGTCATTTTTTATACCGGGTATTGGCGAGGTTGTAGGCACAGCCATACTTACTGGACAATTTGGATGGAGTGCTGGAAAAGAGGCAATAGATAGTGGCAAGAGTTTAGGAAATGCACAATTAAAAACTATAGCACAAGGCGCATTAGGTTCGTCTTTGGGCGGTGTAGTAACGGGCGGAGCGACCAAGGTATTAACGCACCTTCCTCTTGTAGGTGACGCATTTGTTCCCGCCGCAGCGGATACAATTGCACAGTACGGCAAGCGAATGCTACAAGGTAGTGCGGGAATGGCGGCATTTGTGCCACTTACAACAGCGTTAAACCAAGGCATTGATATTGCGACAGGGCAACAGGAAGATCAAAGTAAATATAGTTACTCTCCGTCCTTAGATAGTCTGATATTGGGTGCATTGATGCCAGTGCCTCATGCAACTAGGGACTATATTCAACGTAATGTACTTCCAGAAAAAAATATTGTATTATCGAACGGCGATACTGCAATGTCCCACAGTTACGGTGCAGTATTTTCTGGGGAAAAACCGGCATTGGAATTCATTAATGCCAACGGGTTGCAAAACGGATATGAACCAAAAGGGGTCGCAATCAACGGCAAATTCGTTGGATGGGTGGTGAAAGCAAAAGACTTACCACAAGAAGATATTCCAACATTAAACGAAGTTTCAGGCACTGCGCCACCAGAACCTATACCCACTTTGCACGAAGCAGTCGGTGGAACACCGTCTGGAAATCAGGATGTAAATTCGCAGATGGCAAACGCATTCAGGCAAGCACAAGTGGATGCTGTGTATAAACAAGTTGAAGCACAAAAAAATCTTACTGAGAATGAAGCGTGGAATCTAAATACTGCTGCTGACCAAGTAGCGAAAATTTCGCAACCTAATTTTCCTACATCCGAACTCCAAACTGTTATGCAAGGAGAAAAAAATGTCACAGGAAACACGACTATACTTTCCGAAGTACCTACAAAAAGCACTGGATCAGAAGTTAATAACCTTGGAGGAAGCACACCAAATGGCGTTCTCGGACATGATACACATGGGGTTGGATCAGGGGTCGATAACGGACGCATGGATCAGCAAGGACTCAAAGCAATCCTCGATTCTGTTAAAACAGAGTCAAGTCAAGTTCCTAATGAACGGTCGCAAACCGAACTAAATCGCCGGGTTGAACAAGTACAAGTTCCGCAAGACCAACGCACGTCCGTAGAGAGACGGCACGATGAAATCATGCGTATGCAGGTTTCGCAAATGACACCGGAAGAATTGCGTCATACAATTTTGCATGACCAATTAACCGGGTTGCCAAATGCAAGAGCCTATGATGAATCTGCAAAGCAATCTCACGTAGCATTTTTGGAGGCTAACGGTCTGAAAGCCATTAATGATACATTCGGGCATGAAGCCGGGGATAGATTTTTGCAGGCAGTAGGAAAAGCGTTAGCCACGAAAACAAGTGAGCGTACCGTTTCCTATCACCGAAGCGGTGATAAATTTTTGATTGATGGCCCTGACGAAAGAACTTTGAATGCCGCCATTTCCGCTGTTCGGAGAGAACTGAAAAAAACTTCATTGGATGTGCAAACTGCGACAGGTGAGAAAGCAACCTTGAAGGGCATTACCGTTGCGGCTGGAATTGGGAAAGACGTTGCCAGTGCCGAAACAAGAATGATGGCTGATAAAGAACGTCAGAAAGCGGCAGGAGTTGCTGCGCGGGGAGAAAAACCAAAAGAGTTAATTTTTAAAGGGGAACAAGTCCAGCAAGGGGTTAAACCTGCCGAAAAAGGTGTCCAAACGCAAGGGATCGAAGGCACTCAGCCAATTCAAAGTCTAAGACCGATTATCGAAGGGATGATTCGCAACAAGACTGTTGCATCACGACCAAATAAAGCTGGTCAACGTCTTGACCTTGCCCCGGCAATTGAACGTGCCAAGGAAATCATGTCAGGAACGCGCACAGCGAGTCCGGCAGAGATTTCATGGTGGACACGTACTGCAAAGCGTTTTGAAGCCATAGATGCCCCTTCCGGCGAGTCTGCAAGGAAGATTGTCGCCCTATTGAAGTCTGGTAAACCAGTTGAAACAGAAACAGCGCGGGAGCAACTTAACAAAGCCGTTAATGAGTTACCCGGTAAACCTTCGTCAGAAAAAACCAAGACCGTAGAAGAAGCTACGGCGCAGTTGAATTTACAAAATTCGGTATCTGAAAAATCAGTTTCCGTTTCGCCTGAACAAACTGCAAACCGTGAAAAAGTTATCGCGCAGGTAAAGGCAGATCATCCTTCGTGGGCTGAATCTATTGACCAACTCCTAGCTAAAGGCAAACTTGTACTAGGAACAGAACAAGAAAACTTGCAACGTGCCGCCGAAATGCTCGCACAGAAAAACGGTACTACAGTGCAACACGAACTGGCTAGATTACGCAGTGCAACGCAACAAAGTATTACCGTGATTCGTGCAAAATCTGAGGATGAAGCGCAGAAGATTGCTTCCGAAGTCGGTGGTCGTGTTGGTTCTGACTTGCAAGGATGGAAAGTTGAAACGAGTACGCCTGTTAGTCCATCGCAGTTTAGTAAAATAATTTCAAGATCGGTAGGTATTTCTCCAGACGAAATCACAACTAATCCATCTGCAAAAACTTTATTAGGATTACTTAATCGGGTAGAAAAGACAACGAGAACACCCGAATTGCGTGGTCTTATGGATGATAACGGAAATTTACATGTATGGTTTGCTTATGATACCATACATCGAGAAGGAGCAAAAGCGGCAGGCATACCATACGACTATACGAAACGATTGATTATAACAAAAAAAGACGGAATGCCGTATTTTCATTTTATTGATTTAGGTGTAAATAAATCAGATTTGGCTAGATACTTCACTGATAAAGTTTTATTCGATGTTCCGGGTAGCGGAATAGATAGTGGAATTGAGTACGCCAAAACATATAAATTAGACGCGGAATCGTCCGATAAATTATTGCAAGATTTAGGAATACAACCTCTGCAATATAGCAAAAATCAAATGGGTTTTTATAGCCAATTGAAAAACGCGATTGATTCGGCTTCGGATAAAATATTTACAACAGGGCGACAAGTTAAATCGTGGTTGGATGCCAACGCTGGAAAACTCGGAGTCAAGAAAGATGAAATATTCTGGACAGGTCTGAACAATTATCTTGACGCGCAAAAAGGAAAAGTCAGCAAAGCCGATGTTCAATCGTTACTTGAAGGAAATGGTGTTCAGTTTAAGGAAGTTACGTTAGGAGGTGAGGGGGCAAAGCCGAAACCATATACCGTTGAGCAAGATGGTAATGACTGGAATGTGCTAGACCATAACCAACCTGCATTTCCAAACGGGAGAGTAGCTGATGGCCCGTTTGCTGACGAATTCGATGCCAAATCAAGAGCTGACATTCTTAATGACGATATTGAAAATGGCGACTACGTTGGCTGGACAACAACGCCTACAATGGGTACTACAAAATATAGCGCCTATGCGCCTGACGGTGTAAAAAACTACCGTGAAATTCTATGGTCGTTTGCTGAAAAATCGGATAGTCCTGAAGGTATTGCAAAACGCAAAGCCGTGTTTGATTTATACGCCCCTCGTTTAGCCGAATTGTACAAAACATCAACCGATTACGCCGGAACTGATGAGCGTATCCGTGAACGTGATAATGCTAGAACTCAACATAGAATGCTATCGGCTACCCGTAACAAAGCTGCTGATGAAGCTTACACTTTGATGGCAGATCGTAAGTCCGAACTTCAGTACAAAGACCCTCATTGGGATATACCTACGAATATTTGGGCTAGAGTAAGCGATGGGGTAGACACGGAAGGAAACACAGTTTTGGTTGTACACGAATTTCAATCCGGGCACGGGCAGAAAGGAAAGCGTATAGGCTTTGCAAATCCGCAAGATGCTCAAGTAGCCAAAGAAAAATCCGAAGCGTTACGTTCATCTTTCAATGAAGCCAATGATGCAGAGCGTTTCGCGGAAGCCGAATTGCACAAGCAACAACTGAATCTTTTACACAAAATGGGTTTAAAATCTTACAGCGAAATTATTCTGAGCGGAGATAGACGAACAGAACTGACAAACGAATATAGAGAATTACAAGAAACTGACAAAGATTATTATAATGCACATGCCGCTTTAGAATCTGCTAGAAGGAAAACTTCTGATATTGCTTCAGAAATGGGAGAACTAGAACGCGCAGGCGATCAGGGCGATAAACCTCCACGTGCCCCATTTGTAACCGACACAAAATCATGGACAGCATTTGCTCTAAAACGAGTAATCATTTTAGCCGTAGAAGGTAATTATAATAAGGTTGCATGGGATACCGGCGAACAACAGGCAGACAGATATAACCTTGCACACCAATTACAAAAGATAACCGCAATAAAACGAGGCGACACGTTTCAGATTCTTGGAATTGGAACTGACGGACAATCTCATAATTTTGGGGATCATACCGTTGCAGAGTTACCAAATGTCGTAGGAAAAGAACTAGCCGAAAAAATAGCAAATCAAGAAATGCCGAATGAAGTGTACGCAGGAAATGATTTGAAGATTGGCGGCGAAGGAATGAAAGGTTATTATGACCAGATCGTTCCTCAAGTTGCAAATGAAATTCTGAAAAAGGTTGGCGGTGGGAAAACAGGAAGTGTTAATGTCGGCCTTATACATAACATTGACAATATTTCTGGCGAAATGGTAATGAACAATCTTGGAATTCATGAATCGCAACAAGATAATTATTGGCACAAGCTGACATATAGAGAACGCACCCAAGCAATCGAATCGTTTAGAACCAGTTTGGAGAATCAAGCACAGCGGCAAGGTTTCACTATTACTCCAGAGCTTCGTGCAAAAGTACAATCAGAAGGATTGCCATTATTCAGCAAACAAAACACATTCACACCCGGGTTCTACAGTCCTGAACTTGGTACTGCGTTTGTCAATCATGATACAGTTTCCACGAAAGACGCAAGTGCAATTATTCTCCACGAAATGACTCACGCAGCAGATACTAAGACACATCCCACGGATACCGATGGAAGAATGACAATCGTTGGAAAACAAGTTGTAACGCGCATGAACACGCCCGGAGTAGCGGGACTGCCTGTTTATGCTCGTGTGTGGGATAGAATGGTAAATGCGGGAGAAACAAATAATCCTCGTGAAGCATTGAATTATCTTGTGGAAGAAACATTGAATGATGCTAAACGATTCGGATATTCAAGACTTGATTCTGGATTTATGGGATGGCTGCAACGTCAAGGCTTTGCTGTATCTCAGCCTGTAAAACAGTGGATTGCAAATATTCGTGCAGCAATGTACGAACACGGAATTTCTGTAAAAGTCGAAGATTTGACAGTTGACGACATGATTGCCGTTGCGACTCGCGGAATGAAGCGTATTGCAGAAGGAAAACAAGAAGCCGCAGGATTAGAAAATAAGGCAATAGGATTAGAAAATAAGGCAATCTTGAATGTTGGTTTGGATATTCCCGGTGGTGGAAAACTTAATCCAGAAGATGTGGTAAAAAGTATCGAACGACTCGGAGTAAAAGTTCTGAGTACGAATTTGCATCAATCAAATACCGAACTGACATTGGTTCCACGTCTGTCGCGCCCATTGACAAAAGACGAAGTATATCAATTGTCAGTCGAACACAAGCAAGACGCGATTGCACAACGACTTCCAAACGGAACAGGTTTCCTCGCTGGCCCCAAGGCCGCAGATTGGGGAGACTATAATCCTGAATATTTCAAAATGCCGGACGGACAGTGGGCATCCAATGTTGACGTATTAAAGACTTCTGAGGCCGGATCAAAATTTGGATTAGTTCCAACATTTATTCAACAGTCGAAGAAAGAATCAGATCAACCAAAAACATTCAATGATGTCAAACAGACTATTGAAAATCTGGCTGGCATGGTAAAGAACACGAAGAACGTGCAGTCGGTATTGAACGGAACTACAGGCGCATGGGATGGTTTGCAACGTGCATTTGCTCCGCAGTATCGTTCCCCCGAAGCTAGAGAAATCAGTCGTATTCTGATCGAAGGTTTAGGAACAAAAGAAATGCAAGGTATTCAGTTCCGCGCAAAATTAAATGCTGCGGTAAAAGTGAATGACGAAAAATTAACACTTGGAGAAAAGGCTAGAGACATTCTGCAAAAAGGTCTGACTGTTTCCGCCGACAAATTATTTGTTGGAAAACCCAAGGAAGAAAATTACGCATTTATGCAAGCGATGGATATAGGTGATGAAAAATATTTTGCTGACCATCCTGAAATGAAAAGTGCTGCCGCAATCATCGGAAAAATGTTTTCTGATAAGGCGCGTGAAGTGCAAGAACTTGGTACAGGCGCACTTGAGACAGTCCGCGAAGATTATTTCCCGCATATCTGGAATCGTGAACCGTCCGGCGACACACAACGTCAGATCATGACTTCGCTTTCAAAACGTCCGTTTGAAGGTCAGAAAGGATTCACGAAACAACGTGTATTCGATGATTTCGCTGCCGGGATCAGGGCAGGTTTGGAACCTGTTACGACCAATCCACTTGACTTGGTACTGCTCAAGATGGAAGAAATGGACAAATACATTTTGGCGCACAGAATACTTAGAACAATAGCCGAAAATTCAGATGCAGTGACGTTAATCAAAGCCGGGGATAAAAAACCTGTCGGGTACGAGGATGTAAACGGACGATACGGTTTCATTACCATCGGAAATGAAAAACTTCGTTACGTTGCGCGTGAGGATGTGGCGCAAGTCGTCAATAATTACCTGTCTCCAAGTTTGTATCACAATAAATATGTAGGCCATATTTTCTCTGGATCAATGACGGCAGCAAACACGTTGAACCAATTCCAGCTTGGCGTATTCTCCGCGTTCCACGCAGGATTTACGTCATTTGAATCGGTCATTTCTCATGCCGCAGTCGGTATCAAAGCATTGTCTGGTGGCGACTTTAAATCGGCGGCCAAGTATCTTGGCACTGCCCCGGCAGCATGGATTAATAATCCAAGATTGGGTAATAAGATCGTAGAAGAAATGCTGAACAAAGGATCACATCCAGAGATGGCGCAGATTATTCAAGGTCTGCAAATGGCTGGCTTTAAATGGCAGATGGATACACGGTTTAGAACTGATTCGACAAAAAAAATGTTGGATTCATGGGCAGAAGGCAGACCAGTTAGTTCCGCCACCCATGCTGTAAACGCTGTTGTCGAACAATCTGCACGACCTATTTTGGAATGGCTTGTGCCACGGCAAAAGTTCGGTGTGTTTGGTGAAATGTATAACAAATGGATTGAATCTAATCCAAATGCAACACACGAAGAACTTCGGAATTCCGCCCAACAAATTTGGAACCGGGTTGATTCACGTCTTGGACAAGTTGTTTACACTAGACTTTTCATGCACAACTTTACAAAAAACTTTACTCAGTTGTTACTTCGTGCGCCGGGTTGGACAGGCGGAACGATTTTGGAAGTCGGCGGAGGCATGAAAGACCTAGTGAAATACATGGGTACGCTGGCTACTGGAAATAATCCGGGGGAAATCACAGACCGGGCAGCATACACATTGTCTATGTTGTTAGTGACTTCGATTGCCAACGCTACACTGACTTACTTGTTTACTGGTACGCCACCGAAAGACTGGAAAGACTTGGTGGCCTTCCGTACAGGGAATGTTGATGAACATGGACGGCCTGAACGTTTCATGTTACCTACTTACATGAAAGACGTGTACGCCTACGCTCACGCACCTGTCAAAACGTTGCTGCACAAATCACACCCACTGTTGTCAGTAGTGTCTGATATAGCCAGAAACAGGGATTATTATGGTACGGAGATTCGCAACGAGGACGATTCGATTTTGCATCAAATTGGAGACTCGCTAGGGTATGTAGCCAGCGCGTTCGTTCCATTCTGGATGAAGGGTGTCCAAAAAGAACATCAACGCGGTGGAAGCCTTCTAACCGAGGCTATGCCGCTGGTCGGTGTAATGCCTGCTCCATCGGATATAAATAAAACCCCTGCCGAATTGTTGATGGGTGAATACAGTGCCGATAGATTACCTCAAGGAGCCAGAACACAAGCACAGGCAGCTAAATCTGCGGCAGAACGAGATATTTATAACGCCCTGCGTAAAAACGATACCGCAACTGCACTGCAATTGTATCAAAAGGATCAGGCCAAAGGTATACTGAGTCCACAAGATTACATGGCAGTAGCAAAATCATCGGAACAAGATTATCTGGTCAACACGTTTAATAAATTGACGTATGAACAGGCCGTGCGTGTCATGGCGGTTGCTAACAAAGATGAAAAGAAAAAACTGGCGTTCGTATTTGCCCGGAAGAAAGCATTACATTTGCAGAACGGCGGAAAACTATGAGTACTCTTAAACCCGGAGACAGGTGTATCGTAATTCGGAGCGATATGGGAAACGAAGGAAAGATCGTGACTGTCACTGATTATTTCTTTGGTGGCGAATTTGATAGCAAGAAAGTATCCTATGACGCAGACGTGATTATTACCAGTCTGGGATCGCCATTGAGGATTGCATCTATTGGCGGAATTCCAAGGAGTACCATGACCACTCCCGCACACTCGCGGAATCTGAAAAAATTACCTGATGTGACGGACGATGAACCAGCAGAAAAAATTCGTTTGCCGTTACTGAGTAAAAAGCGCGAGTAAAAATACATAACCACTTGCAAGAAAGAAAACGGTCAGGACGATAAAATCTCTGACCGTTAATTTTTTGTCGTTAGAAATTCGCATGGCATTCATCTATCGGTTGCATGAATCGTCCGAGTCCTATTCCAGAATCTTTTTTATCCGCATTCAAATATCCCGGCGTAAACATTGCCGCATGTGTCTGTTCGATGTACCAGTTTAAATCTACGTCTTTCGGAAATTCGTCAGGTAGTTGCATTACTGGAACTGCACCCATAGACTCTGGAACCATGTTTCCGGTAGTCTGATAGTGAATGGCTGTCTCGGTAGCGGTACTATGATAATATCGAATTGCCTTTCCGATATAGGAATCATCCTTCACTGCACCACCGTTGACTTTTCTCACAGTCACAAATTTTCGTATGTCGGTGCAGTTCCGAATTGTTTCTTCTACTGGAATATCATTGATTAAATATTCGCAAATAGCGTCACCGATGATTTCATTTTTCGGTGTATGTTGGAGAGTTACTTTTCCAAACTCTCCTTTGCGTTTAGATTTTCCGTCCGGTTTGACTGCGATGTATGAATTTACACTTTGCGAATAGACAGCAACGTATTTGTTTTCTTCAATTGCAAAACCTGTATCAACCATCCATTCTCTAACAATGGAATTTTTTAGATCAATGAAATTGCGAGGACACGACACAGTAATTCCGTCCGTGTTTGCACTAACAATGTGAATGCCAGCTAACTCCAAGCGTTCGATAAGCATGAGTGCAACTAATTGCCCGGTCAAAGTAGTTTGAATCATGAGTGACGGAGAAAATAATTTGGAGAACCAACTTCCGAGTTTTCCAAAAACACCGTTAATCATAATCTTCATTGACTGCGCTGTATCTTCGTTACCTGATTTTTTTGCAGTGATACGAGTCTCTACAATTTTCTTGAAGATTTCCAGAAACGCTTCTCCTAGTTGCGGCGGAAATAATCCACAGACCAGAATAACATACGGATAGAAACTGGTTGCATCAATGTCGAACAATTGAGTATCCACATCGCTATGGCAGGAAAAATTGCATTCTTTCGAGTGCAATCCGCCCATGCCAAATTGGTACTCTGTTCCGTTAATGACAATCGGTTCATCCAGATAATCGTACAGCGGTTCCACTTTATGTTTAATGTTCACTACAAATTCCGAGGCAGCAAATCGTGCTAAGACTGATTGCATATACGGAGTCTTGAACGAAATGAAATCAGGTACTTTATACTTGAACGTATCCCCAACTTTAATGTTGTGTTTTTTCACCGGGCAATCCATGAGTTTTTCAATCTCCGAACAAATGACTGTCTCGGATAATTGCGCGTCTGATTTAGACCGTAAATCCATGCCGTATTGTTTCGACATTTTGACGCGAAGATCAATTGGTTTTTTCAATTCTGCGTAAAGTTCTGACGTAACCTGTAGATCATTACCGCAATATTCAGACACCAATATCATTTGTTCAGGAGACAAAGGTTCTGCCGGATTGAATGGTAAATCTTGCATTTTCTTGGTGTGCATTCTGCCGCCATAAATTTTTAGCGAGTCGGCTACGCCCGGAGCCACTTCGATTAAATCTATCTGATCGAATCGTGGATCATCTATAAACGCAAAAGGTTTCAAATGAAACTGATCGTAAAATTGCCATGCTTTCAAACCGCCGACAATAATCTTGTCATTGGCTTCCTTGAGTTGTTTGTTAGTCGCGCCGGACAGAGCATACGCGATCATCGGAAAATCATAATTGATACCGTTGAATGTGATGATGGTGTATTTCAAAAGAATGTCTTTCAACCCGGCAATATCTAACGGATGGCCTTCATGCAAAGCATATTCTTTTGTTTTCCCGGTGGCAATATTTTTGAATTTGCACAGCCAGAAATTAGGATAATTTTCTGTATCCATTACCGCAATCGGTTTCATTTGGAATGCACCCGTAAATTATTCATATTGACTTTGTGAGTGACGGCACGAAGTCGGTCGATACGATTATCTGCCCGGTTGTGAAACTTGTGGTCAATGTCGTAACCATGCGGGATGTGTCCATGAACATAAATCCACGCGAGTCGGTGCGCTTTGTATTGCTTTCCGTCTATCCTGAGAACGATATACCCGTCCATATTTTTTTGTTCCGGTAAAGTCACCGGGAAACAAGATATGCTTTCCACGCCCCCGTTTAATACGACTTATGAACAATCCAGTTTCAGGATCGTAAGACACAAGTTCTTTTAAACGGGTTTGAGAAATCATTTTGTGCGGCTCGTAATCTGAATGTCTGGAACTGCGCGGCAACCGTCAATATTCATGGCCTTTTGCTGAGACTTGGCAAATGAATTTAGAACGGATTGGTTAATCTGAAACAATCCCATGTATGCCGGGTTATCCAGTACAAAACGCAGGGCCTTGGGAACATCGAAACATTCTCCTGTCCACTTGGTACTGGTAGAAGTTCCTTTTGCGCTAGGTTGCACCGTCTGTGGTATGACAGCGACAGTTTCTTGTGCCTTGAGTGCCAGTTGCTCAGCTTCAAGTTTCGCATCGACTGCTGCCTTGCCACGCAGTTTTAACGCCTCTTGCGCTTTCTTAGCTGCTTCCGCCTCAAGACGATCCCGTTCGGCCTGTGCGATGGTCTCCACACGCGCCTGTTCTGCATCTGCAATGGCTTTCTGGTCACGCAAATATTTCTTCATGCCGGATTCGTAAAACGTCTTGGCTTCATCCAGCATAGCAAGCGGAACCCTAAAAAAGTCCATTGTAGCTTTATGCGCTGCTGTGAGGGGCGCGGTAATCGTCATACGTTGTTCTTCTACAGCCTTGATACGAGATTTTACAGAAATGACTTCTTCTGCTACCAATTCGTATGTGGATTGGCTGTCAATTACAAGTTCTTTAGAAAGTTCTCGCATTGCCGTAGCATCTGAATTTAATTCAGCAAAATCTACGGTGGCTAGAGTGATTGTTTGAGGTAACTTATCCATGAGATTTCATCCTTTCTTTCCAATGTTCCGCCGCTTTTTTAGCGGCAACACTTGCATGAATCCGGCGCAACAATATTTTGAATAGTTCCCAATCGGCAGTGTAATCGTTTGGATCGGAGACAATCAAGTTATATTTTCCAGTTTTATGTAACCACAATGTTGCACGTTTCGCGTCACGGTAACGACAAAATGTTTCGTACCTATGCGTTTCGTCATACGGTTCCATCGATATTCGTGCTTCCTGATATGCGATTAACTGGATTGGTGCAGTCTTGCATAAAGCGGCAGTATTTTTTACATCCACGAAATATAACTCAGGCATTTCTGTAACTAAGTCCATCGTGCCTGCGTATTTAAGTTCCGAATGAAAAACTTTCTGCTCACTGGAAACTATTTTCGGTTGTTTTTCTGCTATGAATTTTTTGAATCCGGCGAAGTATGGTTTTGCCTCGCAGTAAAATTCATATTCGTCCAATCCATCTGGCAGTCGTTCAGAGATTGCTGCCATCAATGGATCATCCAGTGTAGGATCGCCACAATAAAGTTCGATGGCCCGGTGAATTGCTGTACCACGGTCTGCTGCATGTTGCAATACTTCCGGGCGGATCATACCAAAATCATTTAGAGGCGAAATCACGTTTGTCACGCTCGGAACTCTTTCGCCGTCCAAATAATAGGCATGAACTTTTTCATCGAAAATTAACTCGCTCACTTTTTGCCTTTCAGTGCAACTTTGATCGCCGCAAATTCCGGCTTTGTCATGAGATTATATTCTTCTCCGAGTAGCCTGTCAATTCCGGCCTCGCTCAGAACATCGGAGACAGTTGTTTGTTTCAATGCTTTGAACTTTGCTTTGATAAACGCAATCTCGCCAACTTCGGCAGGAGTTGTATCGACAGGAGACTGTCCGTCAGAACTACTATCATCCGTAGGTTTAACTGATTTCTTTTGAGTGCCAGTTGTTTCAGGAGGAGGAAGAATCAGCACAGGAAAAGTTGTATCAAGGTCGCCTTTATGCCAAAGTTCAAGAGCCATTCCAAATCGCATTCCAGCGTTTCGCAAGGCATCACCGATCACGGCTTTTTCGCGTGATCCAATTTCTGAATACGGCATATCTACGGAATTTCCATAACCGATTCGAGTCATTCCTGCGATAGTAAGCCGTATCCACAGTCCTCCGGTTTTATCAAACCGTGGTAAACCGAACTCATCGACTGCGAAAGGTTCCCATGTCCAATGTGGATCAACCAGTAGCAACCGATTTGTCAGAGCCGCGTGGCCTACGTAAGTCAAGTGAGTTGTGCGACTTGTAGCATGATAACCACCGCAAATTTCGCATTGCGCTTTGGGCAATTTATTGTATTCATCCCGCTGGCATTGCGGCATTGGTTTGTGGCTAGTTTCCTTATCGGAAAATGGAAGGCGTAATTTTTCAAGTAACGTCAATTGCAAAGTTGCAAGCTGTGTGTCAGGATCAATCAAATCTTTGGTCATTTTAATTCTCCGTTAAAGTAGTGCTGGTTACGGTTCCAGCATTATCCGGTAATGCCTCTGCCACATTCGGCTGGTTGTCTCTGATAACGATTGAAACGCATTAGATCACATATTGCGTTCTGTGTCAAGTGGTTTATATTCAATTTGTCGTAAATTTTGAATAACATTGTAACCATACATGACGTGGCAATTTTTTAGATTGTTCCACGGTCTAAGATCGTGCGCCACTCCGTCTATCACGCAACACACATGATGCCCCATGCGTAGAACGTAGGTTCCGTCTAGATGATTGCGAATGTAAGTTTGTACGGTACAATGCTGATTACCGAATTTTTTAAATACTTTTCCTTGACACGCCTCTACGATATGGTCATAACTTTCGAGTTGGTGAAAGTACCAACCTTGTTTATTCGGACGGCCTAACGATTGCATTATAGCGTGAGCCTGCGCGTAGGGTAATTGCATTGAAAGAGCCAGTGCCCTGACAGTGCAATCATTAAATTCGTGGATAAATCCTGCTTCTACCCTGCCGCCATCATCCTTGATCCAATGTTTCATGGTGTTCTCCTGAAAGTTTGAATAGCCTATCACAAAATATTTCGTATGTCAAGCAAAAATAAACTTGACTTTTTTTTCTGTTTGTGATATGATTTAGTCAAGGTGGTAGAAACGATTAACCGTTGCGCGTAGCGAATAGCAGAACGAACGGACATTTTTACCATCGCCCAATTGCAGTCAGATGAAAGGAGTGTGATTCCGTCTAAATAGAGCCGATAGAGACTCGACTGTAACTTAACCGCAAGCGACTATCGCGTTCATTGCGGTTTTTTTTGTGTTGAACATTTGACAAAATCAAAAAAGTATGATACGATTCGAGCGTGGCAACGGAGTACAACCCTTGTTTTAACCTCTACACTAAGATTTTAAAGAGTTATACTTCGTAAGAAAACTATACTATGAAACTCCATAAATAAATATCTTAATACAGAGTTATATACGGTCTTTTCCCCTCCCAAAATAATACTTGCTTTTTCTCTCCCGTTGTGCTAGTATCCGCGCCATGGAACTCAGACTATTTCAAACCGAATGTATCAAAAAGTGCCGTGAGGTTTTGCACAGGGGGATTACTCGGTTGTTGCTGTACAGTCCAACCGGAAGTGGGAAAACGGTGATTGCTTGCGCGATTATGGCGATGGCGCAGGAAAAAGAAAAACGGGTTATCTTCGTGGTCAATCGTGTTCACTTGGTCAAGCAGGCCAGTACTCATTTACGCAAAATTGGTTTGGTACACGGAATTGTTCAGGGCGATAACACATGGGGAACAGATCGAAACATTTTGGTTTGTTCCATTCAGACATTAATGCGCCGGGGTTTTCCTGACGCAGAGTTAGTGATTATTGACGAAGCTCACGGCGCGACCTCAGAATCTTACCGTCAACTCATTGCCCATTATGCTAACGTTCCGATTATCGGACTAAGTGCCACCCCATTTACGCGAGGACTCGGAAAAGTTTTTCAAGAATTAATCGTAGCTGCAACCATTCCAGAACTAATCGAACTTGGGTTTTTAGTAGACTGCGATGTGTATGCACCGCTCGGCCCGGATTTGTCAAAAGTTCCGATTGTGAATGGCGATTACGATGAAATCGAGTTAGCCAAAGCTGTAGACAAAGCTCCTTTGGTCGGGAATATTGTAGATCACTGGATGCAACTAGCAGACGGTCAATCCACGATTTGCTTTGCGACAAACATTTTACACAGCAAACACATTTGCGAGGAATTTAACAAACGCGGAATTCCGGCTGAACACGTAGACTGTTACACGTCTGATAGTGACCGGGCAGAAATTCAAGACCGCTTTGATAGAGGCGTTACACTCGTTTTATGCAACGTAGACGTATACTCAGAAGGATGGGATTGTCCTCGCGCCACTGTGATGATCCTAGCACGTCCTACGCGCAAATTAACACGGTACATCCAACGAGCCGGGAGAATTTTAAGGCCGTTTGATGGAAAAGTACGGGGATTGATTCTGGATCACTCCACAACCTCTTGGCAATTCGGTTATCCAACTGACGAACTTCCTCTCGAACTGGATATGGGTAGACGTGCTAAAAAAGGCGAAGCCGCAGAGAAACAAGAAAAAGTAGCTAAACCTTGTCCTCACTGTCACTTTCTTATTTCGCCCGGAGTTTATCCATGCCCCAAATGTGGATTTGCAATGGAAGCACAAAACACGATTCACGAGGCTGTGGGAAAACTGACGAAACTGGAAAGAAAATATTTATTTACGCCGGAACAACTGCAAGAATTTTGGGGCGGGTGTTTATTCTTGGCTGAGAAACGTAAAAAAACTCGCGCATGGGCGGCAAGACTGTACAGTGACATTACGCATAAGTGGCCTAAAGATTTACAAGATATTCCTTGCAATCCTTGCCAAAAGGTGCTAGGATACGACACACATAATCGAATGAAAGCTGCTTTTTCTAAACGGAGAAAATCATGAATGATACTGCACAAGGACTTTCGATCCCGGCGTTTCCTACCAGTGATAATTGCTATTACGGATTAACAAAACGCGAATATTTTGCCGCCGAAGCATTGATTAAAGCACTGGATACAAAATGACCTCTCTTGCTGTTCGTGCTAATGGTCACTGGAAATCAATTCTGTCACAGGCTATTGGTGAAGAATATTTTTCCGGCAATCACGGCCCCTGTCCGTTATGTCTGAAACGTACTGGCGATGGCGGCACTGATCGGTTTCGTTTCGACAATAAAAATGGTCAAGGAACTTATTTTTGCAACCAGTGCGGTGCTGGAACAGGCATCACTCTTTTATGTTATCACCAAGATTTGATGTTACCGGAAGCATGGAAACTGGTTGCAAAACTCCTTCCGACTTCAACGGTTGAAGAACCGAACAAAAAAAGTGATTACACAAAGGCGATTAAATATTTGATAGATTCGTCTGTTCCAGTTGCACCCGGAAGTGACGTTGAATTGTATTTGCATGGACGTGGGATTATGAAAATTCCATCTTCGATTAGGCAAACACAATACATTGATTACTCTGATCCAGAAAAACCAACGTATAATGCTATGCTCTGCCGGGCATCCAAACATGGAAAATTAACTGGATTACATTTAACCTTGTTGCAACACGGAGAGAAAGCATTGATCCCTAATCCACGCCGCCTATTGAAAATCAGTGATGGTGTATTGCAAGGTTCCGCAATTCATTTATACGGCAATGTGTGGGCAACAATTAATAGCACGTTGATGGTGCAGGTTGAAATTGAACAGGATCGAAGTAGGGTGTTATTTCTCGCGGAAGGAATCGAAACCGCGTTATCCACTGCGCGCACCGTTGGAATTTCGGACAATGATCCGCACGGAATTATTATCATTTGCGGCGACAATGATCCCGGCTACGGCGGTCAAGCTGCGGCCTATACACTGGCGCACAAACTAACGGCAAAATTTGGTGCTGAATTTGTCAAAGTTCGTATTCCTGAAAAATGTGGAACTGATTGGAACGATATTTTAACCGGACGGTCTAAAAAGAAAGATTGGTAGGAGAGAAAAATGAACACATTACGCTTAACTGTAACTCCGAATGAATTTGATGCCATTCGTTCTACGATCAAGAAAATAATTTTGCGCGGTTACGAGGTAGGGGATTACGTGCGCCGGAATCGGAATCGTCCTCAACCAGATTATGAAATCCGTTTCGTGACCGGAATAAATCCTCAGTCCATGACAATCGGATATAAGGTGAAAGACGTTAGAACGGTAGCGATTTATTACGGTGAATTACAACCGTTGTGGATTGACGGTGAACCAGTAGATTACGAAACTCGAACATCGTTTGCACAACAGGCCGGATATAAGTCGTGGTCGGCGTTCGCTGTAGCAACGTTGTTACGTTATAGCTACGAATTTGATGGTTATTCAATAGAGTGGTGACAATCATGGAAATGAATCTGGCACTTTTTAAATCAAAGTTAGTTTTGGTAATTACCAAACAACGTTATGTCAAACAAATGACACGCATGAAATTTACCAAGAAAGAACTGGATGATGATTTCGCGTTTCCTCCTGCTGGTGGCGGATTAACTTGCGATGGTTATGACGAACAAGGTCGTGTTATCTTAGTCGCGGTCAATCCTGACAAACTAACCCGGATCGAACTTATTTACGTCTTTATTCACGAAGCGGTGCATGTTTATCAGTCGCTCAAAAAAGAACTCAACTTTAAAGATTCTGGTGGAGAAACTGCTGCGTACTGCATTGAATATTATGCCAAGTGCTTATTTGACCTGTATGACAAAATAACACTTGACAAATACCATTGAATGTGCTAGTGTATGCGAAAGATTGGAGGTAAACCATGAGCGACCATGCTGTATATATGGTTCAACGACTTGATAGCGAATCGTTGCCAAAAATTGTTGAAACAATGATTGGCCTGTACGATCATACGTTGGCTGGATTGTTGCTGGCCTGCGAAGATGCTGACGCTAAACAATTTGCAGATGGGTTTCCACTCACTCATTATGAGGTTCGTGAAGCTGGAAACGCTAAAATAATTCATCGTGGATCGTCTGAAAGTTATTCGATTTTTCACGGTGTACTTTTACCACAGGAGACAGATTGATGGATACTAAACTGGTTCTGATTGAATGTGGGGCGACTCTCGAAGAATATCCGCACACTGTTTACAACGGACGAAACAAGACTGTATCGGTTATCTTACCCGGCGTGGTAATTAACCTACAGGATTTGGATTTACTCCGCACTAGACCGTTTGAATTCATTAGGAAATATGAACTTCATGCCATTGAACATTTTGGATTGAGGAAATAATCATGACCAAGACAGAAAAAATATTGATATGGACGATCCTAGCGACATTATTCCTGATCCTAACGGTGCGTCCGTCTTATTCAGAGGATTTGAAAAATTCTGAAACGATCACTTTGTCAAAAGAACAATTGATGGAAATTGACCATGATTTTGCAGCGCAGGCCGAACAATTACATGATGCAATTTCAGATAGCCATTATTGGTTCAATCAGTTTAAGGCATTAAAAGATTGTGTTCGACTGGCCGCACAACAAGGCACACCAAGTACGGTTTGCATTGGCGATAAATCACTATAAGGACTAACCATGAAAATCGAACCGTTATCTATCGAAGAATTAAACAATACTGCCGATGCGCTTGAACAGACGGGCGGCAATATAACGAATGCAGCTATTCTGTTGGGGATGAAACGCCGAACTGTATCAAACCGAGTTAAAATTTTAATCAAACGTGGACTGTTTGTCAAACCTGTCGTAGAGCCTGTTAGGTATCATACTGGTGGCGAAGTGCCATTGAAGATTTTGGTAATTCCAGACTGTCAAGTAAAACCCGGCGTGAATATTGACCATCTTCCGGCTACAGGTGATTACGCTGCGCGCAAACATCCTGACGTGATCGTATGTCTTGGCGACTTTGCCGACATGGAAAGTTTAAGTTCGTATGACGTGGGTAAAAAAAGTTTTGAAGGACGTACCTACAAGGCTGACATTGATGCAGCAAAAGCCGGAATGAAAGCTCTTATGACTCCGATTCATCGTGAAATAAAAGCGACTGGATGGACTCCACGTTTAATCCTGACGCTTGGCAATCACGAAGATCGTATCACTCGCGCTATCGACCTAGATCGAAAACTGGAAGGTACAATTTCATTGAAAGATTTGGGATATGAAAAATATGGTTGGACAGTTTACCCGTTTCTGGAAGTAGTTGAAGCAGGGGGTGTCATGTTTAGCCATTACTTCACTAGCGGCGTTCTGGGGCGACCAATTACTACCGCTGCTGCTATCATATCAAAGAAACACCAATCGTGCGTTGCAGGCCACCAGCAAGGCCGTATGGTGGCTTATGGAACGAAGGCTGACGGTAGCCAAATGACAGCGATCATTTGTGGTTCATTTTACAGCCATGAAGAAAAATTCCTTGGAACACAGGGAAACAAGCACTGGCGCGGGTTGGTCGTTCTTCATGAGACTATGGACGGTTCCAGTGATGAGATGTTTGTTAGTTTGGATTACATTCTGAAACACGGAAAGGCGGCGTAAAATGCCATACTTAACCGAAATACGTAAAATCGCACTGGCACATCCTGACGATAACCCAATGATGAATAGGGTTCTTACTTCCGGTGAATTGAATTATAAAATCACATTGTTGCTACTCGCATATTTAGACGACCACACATTCAATTATCAAACCCTAAACGACATTGTTGGTGCTGTCGAATCTGCAAAAGCCGAATTTCAACGGCGCGTAGTGAATCCTTATGAGGACGAAAAAATTGTTCAGAACGGGGATGTGTATAAGGAGAACCGATCATGAAAATCTATCTGGCTGCTCAGTACAGTTGGCGCGATCAAATGAAAGATCACGCGAAACAATTAACCGAAGCTGGTTTCGTGGTCACGTCTAGTTGGTTGCGTGAACGTTCACCGCTTAACGTAGACCTGAACGAAGAATCAGACAGGTTTTTACGTGGACACGCTGAGAATGATTTGCGCGACATAACAGAGGCCGACATAATCATTTCTTTTACGGTGTCTCCTGTGACGTTGACAAAACGTGGCGGCAGGCATGTCGAATTTGGAATCGGGTTAGCCCAAGGCAAGCAAATGATCGTATGCGGCCCGAAAGAAAACATTTTTCATTACTTGCCTGAAATCAAACAATTCAATACGTTTGAAGCCACATTAAAATATTTGACAAGTCTTGACTAGTGTGGTACTATGCTGCACATTAACTAGGAGAACGACATGACCGAAGTGACGAACACCGGAAAATCCAACGGATGCAAAAAGACCGGGAAAAAGAGGAAAAGTGCGTCTAACCAGCGTTATGTGGCAGGCAATCGTGCTGAGATCAACAAAGCAAAACGTATTGCGCGTCACGAAAAACGGATGGATAAAAAGGCAAACAAGAAACATGGGAGTTGATATGAGTGATAAACGATTCAGTCCATACAAAACCTACCGTGTCGTGGAACTTGATGAATACACTTGGCAGGTATGGGGATACGGCGATAAAGTTCCGTTTGGAACTTATCATGATCCTGATGTTGCCGAAGCCGTGGTCAAGAAACAGGAAGGTCTAGTGCGTGATGAATTTATGAGGGGTTGGGGTAAAGCAAAAGTAGTGAACTTAAATTCAAAGAACCAGTCATAAGTATACCTTACCCCGAAGGAGTTAAAATGATAGTCACTGATCCAACAAAACGCAAAGGTCTACCCGTAGCTACCGGGTTCACGGACTATTTTCCTGACGCGATGGTTGCTGTAGCCGAAGTTTCCCGTAAAGGTAACGATCAACATAATCCCGGCAAACCGTTATTTTGGGATCGTAGCAAAAGCGGTGATGAAGCCGATGCGCTGATGCGGCATTTTCTTGATCGTGGAAAACTTGATTCGGACGGAATGCGTCATAGTGCAAAAATGGCATGGAGAGCGATGGCACTTTTGCAAAAAGAACTTGAAAATGAAAAAGTACAGCCAGTCACAGCAGACCAATATTCTGCGGCTCAGATTGCAGGCCATACAGAGCGCACAGACACAGAAATACAAGAACGAAAGAAACAGTTAATAGATCGTTCCGATACCTCGGATGCTAGACGTTCGGTACTCATATTTTTATGGACACCACAAGAAACTGAATTACAGTATCAAAATGCCGACACAAATGTTCGGTACAGTGCTGTTTTGGAATCTCAGTGGCTCTATGGTTTTCGTTCTAAACCTTGGGCAGATGAAAGGGGTGCGCCATGAACACATCACACGTTATTCATGCTGGTGGACGGCCTGTTGTAATCACATGCAACGTCAAACTGGTATCTCCCAACGTAACCGTTATTCGGGTTAATGACGAAGGCCGCGCACACGCAATCGCTTCTACGTTTGGGGGCAGGATCGAACAAGACCGGGATGGATGGAAGGTCACTACGACTGCCGTGGTTCCGAAAGGATTCTTATGCTAACCACTAAATGTGAGACGCTGGTTGAAATGCGAACGAAATTTGAAGGTTACTATCTCAATAAAAATATGACTCGTAAAGGGTTGGGCTATGTTGATCCGAAAATTGCGTCAGCGTGGGTTGATTATCAACGAGGCTGGATCAATTGCGATGATGCTTTGCGCGAAGCTGGCTTAATCGGACGATGAATTATGACAAGCAAAGCTAAAACAGATTGGGATGCAGTCGAACCGATTTACTGCGCTGGTGTGGTTCCTATTCCCACTCTTTGTGAACGATTCAACTGCAAAAAAAGTAGACTTTGCCAAGTTGCAAAAATGCGTGGCTGGACGCGGAATCTGGATGGAAAAATTCAACAGGCCACACAGGACAAACTTAACCGGGCATTAGTGGTAGCTGAATTTAAACAGAACACAAAAATGAGTGAACATTTAGCTATCGAAGCGGTGGCTAAAACCAACTCAGAATTGATTTTGAAACATCGTTCCGACATTGCTCAGTACCAGTCGATTTGTGATTCACTGATGCGAGAACTGACAACTAAAACCGTAGATCAGAAAGTGTTGATAGAGTCGATTAACTCCTTGCGTAAAACATTAAGTGAATGCACGATTGATAGTGTGGATGCAGACGGTATAAAAAAACAAGTCGAAGCGGTTACAAAAAATTTACGGCTCGGACTTTCTGGCAGGGCGGATATTTTGCGTCAATTAGTCGAAGCTAAAAACAAACTGGTGAATATTGAACGGCAGGCGTTTGGAATCAAGGATGATGCCGCCGAAGAAAAAAAGGCTCCTGTCAATTTCTATTTGAACATGACAGGGGTAACGATCACAACGAAGGAGAACGGCAATGTTATTGACGGATTCGCAAAGACGATTGATCCATAACTGCGGTATAGGCGATCCCGTTTCTTTAAAAAACGCCGATCCATCTAAGCCGTTTGTGTATGACCGAAGCTATGGATTTTTCCCTGTCGGGTGGGGCGAACACAAAGAACTAATGAGTTTGTTGTTGGCGTTTCACTTGGGTTATAAGACGATCCCTGAACTCACCGAAGAAACTGGTTTGGACTGGCCTTACCGCACTGCTGATACGTTTTTGGAAACCGTGCCGGGAACGTGCTATTTATCTTCTGTAGGCCGCTGCATCGAGGCGGGAAAAAGTAAGAATTTAACACCATCTGAACGCAGATTTTTTGGAGACATAGACTATCTGTTCGAGGACGTATTATGATCCCTGAATTTTCAGAGAGACAATGCTTGTTAGACCTGATTGCAGATCATACAGAGCGCACACAGAGGCCGTGGCAATACAATTTGGTCATAACTGCCCGGCAAGGACGCATGGCTCTGGAAATGGGCTTAAATCCGTATCATTCGTGGCCTATTCACGGATGCAGTTACATGATGGTAGACATACCGCCGAAGGATGACGAATGAATACGTTGGAAATCATTTCACAGATTGTCATATTCGTTACGGGGCCTCTCGCTATCTGGCTCAGTCAAACCCGCGATCCTGAAAAACAAAGGTGGTCGTCTATCTTAGGTGTGTTCGGGCAACCGTTTTGGTTGTATGCTGCATTTGCTGCTTGCCAGTGGGGAATTTTTGTAGCGGATATAATTTACACGTACATGTGGTGGACAGGGGTTCGGAACTACTGGCTAAGACCGGAATCAAGTCACTTGGAGACAAAATAAAATGACGGATGTTGTGTATAATGCCGAACCTACTTTGGCAAAATTTCATGCGAGTGATGCCTTCATACGCGGTGTGATGGGGCCTGTCGGTTCTGGTAAATCAGTCGGAATGTGTTCCGAGATTATCAGACGTTCTATTGAACAATCTTTTTTTCAAGATACGAAAATTCGTAAATCACGTTGGGGCGTTGTTCGTAACACTTACGTTGAACTCAAGACTACCACAATCAGAACGTGGCTCGAATGGATTCCCGAATCCCTTGGAAAAATTAAATGGGATGCTCCAATTACACACAATATAAGTTTTCCGTTGCCCGATGGTTCAAGGGTGGAACTCGAAGTTTTATTTGTGAGTTTGGATCGTCCTGATGATATTAAAAAGTTGAAATCGCTGGATTTGACAGGACTGTTCATCAACGAAGTATGCGAAGAACCAAAAGCCATTCTGGATATGGGCGCAGCGAGGGTAGGACGGTTCCCTTCAAAACGTGACGGCGGTAGTTCATGGTGCGGTGTTATCATGGATACGAACGCGATGGACACCGATCACTGGTATTACATCCTCGCAGAAAAAGATTTGACTACTGAACGAGGCCGGAAAGCATGGGAAGAAATCCGGGCGGCAGAGCAGGTCATGAGAAACGAAGGACTGCTTGCAGAGAATCAACCACTGATGGAATTTTTCCGTCAACCCCCTGCATTGATTTATCAACATGGGCTATGGGTTCCCAATCCTCTTGCTGAAAATATCCAGAATCTTAATGCTGGATTTGCGTATTATCTGCGGCAAGTCGCAGGAAAATCGCACGAGTGGATTAACACTTATCTGGCTGGAAACTACGGTAAAGTTGTAGACGGAAAACCTGTTTACTACGACTACTCTGAGTCTGTACACGCGCCGGGGATCGAGGTAGAACCAATTGAAGGTTTGCCTATCGTAATCGGTCTGGACTACGGCCTAACTCCTGCTGCTGTAATAGGCCAATGTAGTTCAAGAGGTCAGTTACGCATTCTTGGAGAACTCTGTTCAGATGGAATGGGGATACAACGTTTTATTCAGGACGCATTGAAACCTTATCTGGCAACGAACTTTGCTGGCTATGAATTCTTGGCTACTGGCGATCCGGCTGGAAAGAACCGGGAAGGAAATGAAAAAACCTGTGAGGATTATGTCCGTGATGCAGGCTTTGAATATACCCCGGCTAAGACGAATTCCCCGATTGCCAGAATAGAAGCTGTTTCCTATTTTTTAAATCGGCGCGATGGATTCATACTAGATTTGTCTTGCCAAACTATCCGCAAAGGATTTGCTGGCGGTTATCATTACAAACGGGTTCAGGTCATGGGCGATGAACGCTTCAAGGAAGAACCAGATAAGAATATGTACTCGCACCCGCACGATGCGTTGCAATATCTAGCCTTGTTTTTTGGCGGAGTGCAAGCCGTGCGCGAACGCGAGGATGAACGGCCTGACTGGATGAAAGAAATGGTAAACAGTCGCGGTAGACGCGGATATATGGCCCGTTAATAATACTTGCAATTTTATTTTAAATGTGCTAGAGTATAACCATTATGAGTAAATACAAAAAGCCAGAACCAAAGTTTATTTCGCACAGTTTTACCGGGAGGATTTGTCATTGGCCTTTTTGTATCAAGTGCGGTTTGGTGAAATTGAATAATGCCAAAACTGAAAAAGCAATCCGTCAATCATGCGACTCAGGAGATTAAAATGACCATTCTACTTTATGCCGTACTCGCGTATTTATTTTTCTTCGTCGTGGTTGTGCCGAAGTCTGCCTATCGCGGCCTTCAAGAATTGATTCGCGCCTTTGTCACTACTGCTGTCGGCCTTACAAATTTTTTGCTCGACATTGTAAATTTTCTTTACGTTATCTGCGTAGTGTTAGCGTTGCCTGTAATGTACGTTGTGCATTACGCAATTGGAAACCGGGTACGTTAATCATGCGCCGTGCTGCCCGGATAGATTCAAACCAAACTGAGATTATCGGATACTTCCGAAAGTTTGGCTGTTCTGTTGCGGTAACAAGTTCGTTAGGTCATGGATTTCCAGATATTGCTGTTGGCAAAAATTTTAAAACAGTGCTAGTCGAAATCAAAGACGGTAGCAAAGTTCCTAGTGCAAGGGAACTGACGAAGGACGAAAAAGAATTCCGCGACAACTGGAAAGGTAGTCTTTGCGTTGTCGAAAATTTAAGTGACGTGATTGCTTTAGTTAAAGCGATGGAACTAACCGGAGTGGATCATGTCTGATTGGAAACTTGCGGCCTTTTGGTTTTTCCTAGCGGTGATTGTCTCGTTCGGTTATATATGCTTGGAAATTGTTCGTACATGGATCAAGGATAATCCTTGGAAAAGGTATACCAAATGAAAACTAACGTCAGAATTCGCATTGTTGCCGAAGATGAAAACGGCAAAATAATCATCGGTACTGAAACCGTTTTGAACTTGAGTCGCATTATCATGTTGCGCGATCCTAAAATATTTGTGGAGTCCGTTTGGCATAAATTTTTTGAAACAATCGTCTTGATGGGGTTACTAGAGTGAGCAAGAAAGTATTTATATTGGCGCACGACCAAGCCAGAAATCTCACGGCAAAATTTGCGTTGGAATACGCGCCGTTGGGAACTCAGGTTGTGTTTTCCGATCCAACTAGAAACTTAGATCAGAATGCTAGATTTCACGCAATATGCAATGCGCTGGCACGATCATCGTTAGAATGGGCAGGTAAAACCCGCACGGCAGAAGAATGGAAACTTTTGCTGGTGTCAGGACACACGCAGGCAACCAACGGAGAAGTGGAGTTTGTGCCGGGGCTAGAAGGCGAATTTGTGAACCTGCGGGAAAAGACTTCTACCATGAGCAAGAAACGGTGCGCGTCATTGATTGAGTACACGCAGGCATTTTGTGATGGACATAGCGTAGATTATAGTGTAGAATACGAGAAACTTAGAGCGAGAGGACTAATATCATGATGATGCAAAATACTGCTTGGAATCTTGTAACTAGGCAGCAGGTTCCGCTTCGCCGCTGGATGCGGTATAGTCTGGATCATGTTGTACCTAAATTGCCGGACGGTGAATGGGAATTAGTACCAGCATGAGCAATCCAACAAAGGACGAAAAAAAGTATCATGACCGATTGTGTCAACTAGGTTGTATTGCATGTATGATTGACGGTGTATACAATCCTGTTGTATCAATCCATCATTGTGATGGAAGAACAAAACCGGGCGCACACATGAAAGTGCTTGCGTTATGCGCGAATCACCACCAAGACGGAACTGAACCCGGCAGTGGTAAAATTGCTATACATCCTTGGAAAAAACGTTTTGAGGACAGATATGGAACGCAAGAAGATTTAATGGATTATTGCAATGAACTTTTGGAATTGGAGAATTGAATGAATGCCAAAAAAGTAAAACGCCTGCGCCATGCCCTCGAATATGAAGATCTGCTTTCAGATAGTTTGCAGCGTCCAATGATCGAACAACCGTTTCACATTTTGACGAACTCGGACGAACTTGCCAAGGCCGCGAAGTTGGGCGGTAAGTTTGTACCTCATGTCGAAATCAAAGTGATGGCTGTTCCGCGTCCGGCGACTCATGCAGAGAAAAGTATGCGCCATGCGTACCAGACAATTAAACGTTTGGCAGGAGCAAAATAACATGACCACTTACTTTGAAGTTCTCGTAATGAAAGAACTGATTGAGTCTTTGCGCCGGGACGTATTGGCAGCAACTCAACGGGCGCAACTGGCAGAAAAAAAAGTGCATGACTACGAAAAGATACACGAACAGGCAGTCAGCAATGAACAGTTGACTGAGATTTACAACCGGGCAAACGGATTTGAAAAGTTGGAATACAATCCGATTGAGTCAGACAATATTTTTGCAGCAATGCGCGGTATGCTGCTTTTATATCCATTAACCGAAGGAGAATGAAATGTCAGGAGTAAATAAAGTAATCATCGTGGGCCGTTTAGGTAAAGACGCTAAAATTCTCTACACGACGAACGGCGAAGCGGTTGCTAATTTTTCTTTGGCAACGTCCGAAACATGGAAGGACAAGGCAGGCGAAAAGCAGGAAAAGACAGAATGGCATAATTGCGTGGTGTATCGCAAGTTAGCCGAAGTGATTGGCGAATATGTACACAAGGGCGATCAACTTTACGTGGAAGGAAAACTGCAAACCCATAAATGGCAAACCAAGGAAGGCCAAGATCGGTATAGCACAGAAATCATTGTGGAGCATTTTCAAATGTTAGGCGTGAAATCATCCAGTGCGGAACAGGCTGAACCCGAACAGCAAGCTACCCCTGCAAAGGCTCCTGTAAAATCCCCGGCTAAGTCTGCTGCAAAAAAGGCGGTTCCGCAACAATCCGGGTTTGATAATTTCGAGGACGATATACCATTTTAATCAAGGAGTTACGATGAAAATGACCAAAGTTGATTCAACCATGATTAACGCCATTGGATATGATCCAGTGACAAAAATCACGGAGATTGAATTCAAGAACGGCAAGGTGTATGAATACCATGACATTCACCAAGACTATCATGATGCGCTTGCCAAGGCTGAGTCAATCGGCAAACACTTGAACTCAGTATTTAAACATCACGCTTCAAAAATAATTCCGAAAAACGATTGACAAACTCGTTTGATTGTGCTTTAATGCAACCTCTATCACACAAGGAGAACTAAATGACTAATGAAAATCTCAAAGAGTTTCGCGGCCCTGTAATCATTCTGGTAATCGTGGCGGCGTTACTTCTGGTGTTCGGCGGCACACGTTCCTACGCTGCCGGGGAACCGGAAAGTTTTGCCAAGACTGCCATCGTGGCGGATGATGCAGAGGACAAGGTAGAACTGCCGCAGTTGCTCAAGGCCGAAAAAACGGGCAATACAGCCGGACTGGACGCAGAAGATAAGACAGAGTACCCGTTCTTGTTTAAGGCTCCTACACACGCTGGAAATGGCCTTCACACGCATCATGGCGGCAAAGGTGGACGCGGTAAATAAAACGTGACAATTTACCCTGACGGAGAAAGAAAGGTGTAATTAAATGCCGCCTACTGAACAGTAACCAGACAACTACTTAGAGAAAAACCAGAAACAACCCCTCGGACAAACCGGGGGGTTTTATTTTGCTTGACAGGTTCTAAAAATAGGAGTAAGGTGCATGAACAATTTACAAGGAGTCAGTCATGAATACCTTTTTCGACAAACTGGAAATTCAGATGCTTGAAATACATGCCGAAGAAATTCTTGCGAATGCCAGCATGTATTTTAACGCTAGAATGATTAGCAGGAAACAATTCAACGATTACCGGATAGAATCCGACATTCTTTATCTTCAAGCGTTACAGTTACGGCAGAAGAATGAATCATGCTAATTGGCACTGCAATACATTGGGATGGAACCAAGTATTTCGTGTGGGAAGAAGTCGCCGCAGGAAAGTCGTATTACGGTTTATCTAAATCTCAAGATGATCCACCCTATTGTGCTTACAGCGGGATCGGTGGCATGTTAGTTGCAAAGGGCATTAATTCTAAAAAGTTCAGGAGGTTGCCATGAGCGCAGGACTGAGTAAAAAACAGATTAGTGGTATGGTCTATCGCCGCTTGATGAAGGTGAAGGAACAATTGGCAGCGATGCGGTACACCGTGATTTATCATGACGGCGCATTGTATGAACCCGGCCACGGTAAGAATATTGTGGCATGGTTTAACATCAGCAATATGAGCAATGGCGGAACGGTAGGCATTCTTAATCTGAACAACAAAGCGAAGGAGTTACTGAAATGAAAACGATTACAATTCAAACACCTACAGGCTCATATAAAATCACGTTCAAGCTCACAAAAAAGGCATAACTGCTTGACTCTGAGGGTAAATAGGAGTATAATTAAATCTCAATTGGAGAGTGAAATGAAGAAACCTACACGCGATGATTGCTTGAATGGCTATGTTACTGCCAGCGAGTATTACCGTGCGGTGGCATTAGACGTAGTGCTGGATGATGCTACTGTCAAACAGGCGAGCAAATATTCATTTGGGGGTGCTTCATCTGCCTTGTGGGATGAGTTTGCCAAATTGCATTCTGGCGCAATTCAAAAGGCATTAGAACTACACGGGGATGCGTGGTCCGTCTACACCGGGGCGAAGGTTTTAAAAGCCGTGGGGCGAAGGTTTTAAAAGCCGTTTTCTCCTCTCTTAAAATAACGCTTGACTGTTACGCATAACGCTGGCACAATGAATCATCTTAAACATAACTGGAGAGCGAAATGAGCATAGCCGAAAACTTTAACGCAGTTAAAGAAGCAATGGCGGCGGTAAAAGACCATCCGATGTGTGCTAAATTTGAAGATGTGGGCGGAAAGTTTCGGGTAATTTATCCGTATGGCATGTTCCCTGACGGTGTTCAAGCGTCATTTTCAATCGGGAAGCGCGTAGCATTGGATCGGATACTTAACGTGATGGAGCGGCACTGGATCGCTAACTACATTAAATGAGCGAAATATACAGCGCATTACTGTCCGCATACTGGACAAATATCAGTTACAAAGGTGCGGTCGTGCGCGGTGTTGAGTACCGTGTGCAGGCGAGTGGTGGCTTTACATGCTCTATTTTATTCGAGCTTGTTTTTTCGCCTGACTATGACCCAATTTTCTGGATGCACGAACAATTTGACTTGGATAAATGTATCGTCGCAGTGGGCAAAAAAGAGCATATGACCGAGTTTGTCTTTCGCGGTAGAAATTTTAACTTTCCGCTACGATTGATGTAATGCAAAATCTCAAAACATCGAGCGACGCAGAATTAAGGGGCGCGCTCTAACAGAGATTAGCGAGTCAATAGACATGAGGCTAAAAAATGACTAATCATTGTGGTGAAGCATACAAGGAGCGATGTAAACGCCGGGAGAAACGGATCATTACAATTCTGTTCTATTGCTGGCTGTTGTCAATTATCATTCCTACCTTTTGAACTTTCGCTTGACTTCCTGCTCAAAGTATGTATAGTTAGTACACTTTCTTAATAGGAGGCCATCATGACAACCCAACGTACACCAACAGGCCATGCTAGTACAGGTGGCATTCAACAGCATAGTTTAGGCGCGGATTATCCGTTTTTAATTATTGGCGTAGATACCCCGGAAACAGCGAAAACTACGCATCACTTATATCGTGCCGTGCATCTTACCAGCGGCTACACTTCACCTACTCGTGATACCTACGAAGCCGCGCAAGCAGACATTGCCAGAATGAAATTAGCCGATGAAGTCAGGATCAATTGCAGCAAATACACAGCGTATAGGTTAGGGTATATTCACTATACGTCCGGCGCACGGACAGGCAATCCTTTCACCCGTAACGCTACTGACTACGGACTGTTTGGTAAAGGCGCGTATGATGCAGTTCGATTGGCAAGTTTAACCGAAGCAACTTTCGGAACGCAAATTCAAGATCGTACAGGCCCTACTACGAACGAACAGACAAAATTGGGCGAACACATTGCAGAGCTTTTACGTCTTCCGGTAAACGAGTGTGGCAGGTACAATACAACCGTTGGCGATAAGTCCGCCTTGGGCCTGTATCTGACTCTACGCCGGGTAATTAACGGGGAGATACTATCATGAAAACGATTATCACCTACAATTTGAGATGTCCAGACGGTTTGTATATTTCGGCTTTCCGCCCTTATGACTATCTGATTGGGTTGAAAAATCCGGTATCCGTGGGCAAGATCATAACTGTTTATCCTTCACTGGATGTGACAGCCGAAATTAGCCGGGTACTGACTAAGGCCGAACTCCGTGAAGTTTCGGAACAATGCAAACAGAACTGCAAACAAACGGAGATTTAATCATGACTCAATTAATTATTGAAACTCAAGAACAGGCTGACACGTTAGTTAAAAATAACGTTTTAGCGTTTCCCGGAAATATCATCTTCAACTGCGTTATCAAGGCTGGCTGGTCTATCAAGGCTGTCGGGTCTATCGAGGCTGGTGAGTTTATCGAGGCTGGCGAGTTTATCAAGGCTGGCGGGTTTATCGAGGCTGGCGGGTTTATCAAGGCTGGGTTTATCAAGGCTGGCGAGTTTATCAAGGCTGGCGGGTCTATCGAGGCTGGCGGGTCTATCGAGGCTGGCGAGTTTATCGAGGCTGGCTGGTCTATCGAGGCTGGCTGGTTTATCAAGGCTGGCGAGTTTATCAAGGCTGGCGAGTTTATCGAGGCTGGCGAGTCTATCGAGGCTGGCGAGTTTATCAAGGCTGGCTGGTCTATCAAGGCTGGCGAGTTTATCAAGGCTGGCTGGTCTATCAAGGCTGGCGGGTCTATCAAGGCTGGCTGGTCTATCAAGGCTGGTGAGTTTATCGAGGCTGGCGAGTTTATCGAGGCTGGCTGGTTTATCGAGGCTGGCGAGTTTATCAAGGCTGGCGCAGATTACGGCATTTATTGCGGTTTGGCTTTCAAACTTTCAATAAAATTTAAA